CGGCAACAATATTGTGAAAGTCTGCATCTCCATCACGATAGGCTTCTAAAACCTCCTCAACTCCATAGAGATTCTGTAAAGAGGCATAATGCACTACCAACCTAGGCTCTTGTTGAGAATAGTCAAAACAACCCCATCTATGGCCTTCCTCAGGGATAAATAAAGCTCTTATCCGTGGTCCGAGATCCTTGTTCCGTGCTGGAATCTGCTGTAAATTTGGATTAGAATAAGAGAATCTTCCTGTAACTGTTCCACCATTATCTCCCCTTAGTTGATTAATTTCAGCGTGTATTCTTCCTTTGTGTGAATGTTTAATTATCGTATCAATAAAAGTAGTATGAGCTTTGTTAATCTCACGCGCTTTAGCAATATGTTTTACTATGGGATGTGGATGATTTTGTAAAAAATTTTTAGTAAAAGAAGGAGCTGATGTTTTTTCAGTTCGGTCGTAGTCTAAATGTAACTTATCAAATACTTGTGCGATGGATCGTGCTGCCCATATCTGGGTGTCTATTCCCGTTTCTTTTTTTACTACTTGTAATGCTTTTTCTTCTTGCGTAACTAATTGTTTTTTTAATAGATGCGCACCTTCTACGTCTACACGCACACCTTTAAATTTCATATCAATTAAACATGGAAATAGTTCTGTTTCCATATCCATTATAGAATTAATATCTTGGTGGTTTATTTCTTTTTTAAGTTCTTGCCAAAGTTCTAAAGTTATCTCTGCATCTTTTTCTGCGTAGGCACCCACATAAATGGCAGGTAGTTTATACATTTCTGCCTTGGCATCAATCCCCCAACTCTTCGCGGCATCATATAATTCTGTTTCATTTTTTCCTTTTCCAGTGTACCTTCGACTACAGTTGTTTAAGTCATAACGCATTTGATTTTCATCAACCAAAGCCGATGCAATCATAGTGTCGACTATTTTACCGTTAATACTTAAACCTAGGGCCCTAATCCAACAAACGTCATACATGGCGTTGTGGAAAATTTTTAAGGATGATGTTTTCAATATTTCTTGAAACCAATTCAATACTTTTTTACGATCCATATTGCCTCCGCCTTCATGAGCAATGGGATAATACCCACACCAATCTTTAACAGCCACAGCTATTCCTACAACTTCTCCCTCGCCTACCACTGAACCTGAACCTCGTCGTATATTTAAATTTGGATCTTTCGTTTCTAAGTCTATGGAAATTTCTTCATATTTAGATAAGTCTGGAAATGTTTCCGGAGGTAACCATTCGGTTTGTGGTTTAAAAAGCGGTAATTGCATTAGTTATGAGGACACCCTTTCTTCCATTCTTTATAACCATCAACCCATTCCTTACTTGAGGTTTCTGCTTCTTCTTTAGTAATACCAGCGTTTCGGTATTCCTCTTCTTCTGTCATCGGTATTAATTTGTAATCTCTTTCAATTATCATTTCAATGAAGTGAACAGCTTTTTCTAAATCTTCCTTTCCATTTTTAAAACGATGTCTACAGATATATTTAATAACACTACCTTCCGGAAAAAGCAATTCGTTCTCAATTACAAACTTACTTGGCTGAATCTTCATTTTTTTATAGTGGGATCCTCCAACTTGTTTGTCGTATGCGCTCATAAATTAAATCCTTTGTTATATTGTTTAGGTTCTATGATATGTAGATTTTCTTTAGTTCGTGTTGCTCCTACATAAAACAAACGATTCTCATCGTCTGGATTTTTTTCATAACCATCAAGTGTTGTTTTAGTAAGATCGGTAAGAAGAACTACGTTCTGTGATTCGCCGCCTTTGGCTGCGTGAATAGTTGAAAGTTCTATTCTTGGTTCTTTATTTAATTGTTCACCATTCGCTCGCATTTTTCTTAAATATTCTACACGTCTTGATCCGGCATCATCAAAAGCTTCATACCAAACTTTTTTAGTGTTTAAACCAAAATCTTTAGTTAACTGGTCTATGTTGTAAAAAGCGCCTTTGGTCATTCCATATAGCGAAGACTTATTAGTATGATTAGGCGACATGTATCCATAAATTTTTTCTACTTGATTATAGGTTAAAGGTTGTCCTTTTCTCAGGTGTTCCCAGTTAATAGCTGAATTTTGAATATCTTTTTCGTAACTTCGTTTATTTTTAGTTTTATAATATAATCCTTTTCGATATAAAGTATCTTCTACATCTTGAAGCATATGTTTGGTTCGAGCTAAGATTAACCATTCACCCGAAGACATATCTACTGAATCAACTTCAAAGTGTCTGTGCAAACTACCTTCGTTAGTTTTTGGTTTCCACGTTTTATTAATTCGATGTTTAATTCTATTTATAATTCCCATTGCTATTTGATGAACTTTAATAGGTACTCGGTGTGACTGTGTTAAAGCCAGATTAATCATCTGATCCTGTAAAGCTATAAAAGAATTTACATCAGCCCCAGCCCATTTAAAGATAGCTTGATCATCATCTCCTGCAATAAAAGCGTCTTCAGTTTTTTTCCAAATAGATTTTGCCATATCCCATTGCATGGGAGATAGATCCTGGGCTTCATCAATAAAGACCACATCAAATTTAGGGGATAAATCTGACTTAATAAAGTTTAAAACCATGTCATTGTAATCAATTAAGTTTCTTTCTTTTTTATAGCTTTTTAATTCCTCATAAATAATATTTAATTTATCAAATTCTAAATCCTGAGTGTGTTCCTGAAGATTATATTGTTGTTCTGGTGTAATATTTCGAAGTTGAGCTAGTTGAATTATTTTTAGATACTCACTATCTGAAGTAAAGTGACCTTGATCTTCTTGATGTGATGCATAGGTAACCGGAAAACCAAGCTCTTTCCCAAGCTCTCTATAGTGACTGGATTGCATAACTTGATCTTTTTTAAGTCCTAATTTTCTAAAGGCTAGTGAATGTATTGTTCTAAAATAAGGAAGATCATCTTCAGTCAAATTAAATTTTTCAATGGCCTTGTCTCTTGCATGATTTGCAGCTTTTTTTGTAAAAGCAAAATAACCAATTTTAGTGGGGTCTGTTTTCTTTAAATAATAATCTACTTTATTTAATAGAGTAGTTGTTTTTCCAGTTCCTGGTGGTCCTAAAACTATTGTTTTCATAAAATAAAACCTCTAGATTTTGCAAATTGATAATCTTCCCTTCTGCTAGAAAATCTCTTGTTCTTTTTTCCCATATGGTTGCCGCTTCCTGTGTTCCATTCTAGATTTTCAGGTAAGTAATTACATCTATCATCTCCTTTATGAGTTACTTGGTAATATTTTGTAGGATCTACGTTCCAAAGATAAGCTCTAGCCACAATAATATGCATCGCTTTAGGACACCCTTTATAATTTTTATCATCAATGCTTACCTTCATGTAATTGCTTGAGTCCGAAAAATAGATAGAGATTCTTTTAACTTTATTATTGATAGTGCTCGTTATAAAAGGCCAAATAGGTTGGGTGTAGATAGAATTCGTGGGTGCTTCTTTATGAAAAAGATGCCATCCCCCAGTGGGATATATGGTAAATTTATTTGGTACAATTTCTGGCATAAAGGTTTCTATTTTTTTAGGTACAAGAAGATGATTGTCTAATTTTCTACTCACTACGGGTTGTTCAAATAAAGTTAATTGGTCGCCGTGCATTAAAATACATCCTTGGGTTTGAATTCTTTCGGTTCATAATTTTCTTTTTTCTTGTCAAATTCTTTCACTGTAAAAACTGAAATTCGTTCTTTACCCACTCTTTTTTTATCATCACAATTACAATGATCCTTTAACATTTGTGCCGTGCGTTGATAATTTATTTCCCATCTTTGTCTAACTAAAAATTTACTGTAAAACATACTGAACACAAAATGGTGATATCCTCCGCTAGACCACACTCCCCCTCTTTTAAGATCACTGGCACTGGAACCTATGTGTCTGTTTAAACAAAATTCTTCTAAATGATTTGTTAATTGGTCCGCAGTTGTCACCCCTTCCGGTGGCTCCACAGGTTCGTGGTTCTTCATCAGTGGATTTATGATCATGTCCCAGTCTTTAGATTTAACGGTTGGTGGTTTAAAATCTAACTGTTCCATACATGCTTCTTGAAATAAACTTTGCTGTTTTAAAAATTTAACATTTTCGAGATGTAATCTTTCTCCGTCTACATTGAGATAATAATACGGCTTTTCTAATTTAATTTTTTGTAAATCCGTCAATGCGGGAAATACAATTTCATCCCCTATTCCAAACTTCCTAGTTCTACATAACTTTTTATCACAGAGATTACACATAGGGGTATCATTACATTTGTATCCCCAATCTTTTTTTTCATGTTGTTTTTTAATAATTTCTACTTCGGACTCACTCAATGGAGTTGTTGATGCTGTTGCATTGAACAAAGTCATTTTACTCTTCCATTCAGCTGGCCATTTCTTTTTAGCGTACACACCAAAATGAAACATCGAATTGTTTCTACCACCTTCTGGTATTTTATTTAATGCCATAAGTTCTATACATGGGGGTGCATCATCGTACTCAGATTTATGTCTTTCTATTTTAACT